TGGAACCTCTTGTCCCATTGATGTTAGTATCCCTCTCTGTAGTGTTTTTCGTAGCTCCTCAGCTTTTTCTTTGGTCATATCAAACTGAAGTCCTAGCTTTCCAAATCTTTCTCTAGCTTTATCAGAATCTTCAGCTCCAATTCCTAAAAATCTACCTATTGCTTCAATTGCTTTTCCAATTCCTTTTGCTGCTTCTAGCAGTCCCGTGACTAACAATTTAAGAGAATTGATTACCAGTTCTATCATTTGTCTAACGCCTTTTAACATCAGCATAAACATTCTGAGTATCATTGTTAAAACTTGAATAGTTTTGCCTAAGATTTTAAAAACGGAGTTTAATATCAATGCTCCTTCTTCTGTACCAAGGAAGGCTTGTCCAAACTGTAAGAATCTAGTTTGTAAGATATTCATACCTTGGTTTATTGTCATAACCGTTAAACTAAAAGCACTATTGATATCGCCTTTTGCTCGTAAAATAGCTCTTAACATTAAGTCAGGTGTTAACTGTCCTTGTTCAGCTAAAGATTTTAAACTTTCAATAGGCTCTCCAGTTTCTTTTGCTAAGAGCCTAAGAATCCCTGGCAACACTTCAGATATAGACCTAAATTCATCACCAGCTAACTTACCAGCTTGCAGAGATTGGGAAAACTGCAACAGAGCTGAACGAGCTTCGTGAGCCGTTGCTCCTTGTATTGTTAACAATTTACTAAAGAGTTTAGTAGATTCCATAACTTGGCTTTGGCTAATGTTTAGGTTTTTAGATGCCAGACTAATCCTAGAATACATAACAGCCATACCTTGAAATGGTTGTCTAGTTTCTAGTGCAGCTTCAGATAAGTCATTAAAGACTTTTTTAACATCTCCCCCTTGGATTTGTTCGGAGGTCATTGTCACTCTAATTCTGTTATTGATTTCTTGTACAGCTTCGGCTACTGCCATTAACTTTTTGATAGCCATTACGCCTAAATAGGCAGCTAATGCTTGTTTTGCAAAAGCCCAACTTTTTCCTAGGCTAAAGTTAGCTGTTATATTTTTCATAGTTGAACTAAACACTTGGTTTTGTGCCGTAGCAAATCTTTGTAACCCTTCTGAGCTCGCAGAAAACGGTTGTCGCCCTTTTATTCTTGATGTTGGAGATTCAAATTGTCCTCCTTTACGAAAACCACCTCTTTCCATTCCTTTTGATGGAGTGAAAGAAGATTTTACGCCTTTTGCTAGTCTTTGATATGATTTTGCTAGTTTAGCAACGGCAGAAGTTTCTTGTTCAACATTTTTCTTGTTTTTCTTAGAAGTCTTAGCGACTTTTCTGGAGTGTGTTTCAAACGCTTTTGATGTTTTTTGAAGACTCTTAGTATTCTTATCTAGCTCTTTCTGGAGTGTACCCAGAGCTTTTGTAACTTTAGCTAGACCTTGGACCATTTGTTGAAAGCCCAAGGACATTGTTATTCTAATATCGTTTCCAGCTGGCATAATTACAGTTTAGTTTTCACTACTCCTTTTCGTTCTCTTTTACGAATTATACCATACAGTTTGTTTATTTCATCAGGAGTTAGTTGTTGGACTTCTTCTTTAGACCAACCATACTGATAACCAAAATAATCAATTAGATGTAAGAGTGCTATGCCGTCTCTTGTAGGCTGACCCCTAAAAAATGCGACACCACCTCGTTAAGAGACGCAAAGTCTTCCATTGAACAATTGTCTAAAATCCAATCAAGAGTCATTCCTTCTTCTTGGTCTTGTGAGTCTATAACAACTCCAATGACTTTAATGATTGATTCAAAGGGAGCTTCTTCACCTAATTTAGCGATATTGCCTATTGTCTTTTCAAGGGTATGAATCTGACGCAAAGTTGCAGGGTTAGCAACTAATGTTTTGTCTTTAATCTTGAACTTCATGAGTTTCCTCCTTTTTGTTTTTAATAACTTTGAGCTGTATTTTGTAAAGTTGTTCTTAAAGCATAGCTACTTGTTGTATCGTACTGTGCTTTAGCTTCGTAAGCAGCAGTAATTCTTCCTGGACCACCTATTGGGTATGCGTAAGTTGTATATCTTACATCTGGCATATCTAATGTAAGCTGATTGTATTCGCCTGTATTTCCAACTACTGTATCTCCAGTTACAGTAAATTTAAATGCCTGTAATGACTGGTCTCTAAACTTAGCTTCTTGTGCTTGGTTTTCAAAAGACTGGTCTCCGTCTATTGTTATTGTTCTAAAATCATTTCTGAGTAATCTTGCTTCGTTAGTTGAAGCATTTAAAGCCATAATGCCGTCTATTGGATTAGTTATTGTTAGATTTGCACTTTCAAAAACTCCGTTTGCACTTCCACCAACTTGTAAAGAAACCTGATTCCATGTAAATGGGTCGGCAGCAATGTAACTTGGACTAGCTTTTGCAGATTTTGTATAAGCTCTACCATGAACTGTTGCTGTACATTTTACAATTTCTCCAGCTACCATTTCAATCCCTAGTGTGTGAATTAATCCGTCAGCTATTGTGTAAGCACTTCCTACATTTTTATAAATTGTAATTGTATAAGGTGGTAGTGTGCAATCTTCTGCAAATTCAGCTTGTGCAGGTAAAAACTCGTGCAAATATGCAGATGTTTGTAATGTTGATGATACAGTTCCAGCAGTTATACACCCTCTTAAAAAATGTCCTAAATAAATTGGGTGTGGCTCAAATACTATATCGCCAGTTACATTGTTTGTGCCTTGTAAATCGTTTGGACTATCATAGACATTTCTAAGATTAGTTATTGTCAAAAGATTTTTGTTTTCAGTTAACGATTCGGAAACAAAAGGAATATATGCAGGACTGCTACTTACTGGAGTCCCAAAAGCTGCTTGTTTTTCTAAACTTAAATATCCACCGATTCCGTATCCCATTATTCTGTATCCTCACCTTTGTTAGGTTTCTTATTATTATTATTCATTTTTGATTGTTTTGCAAGTTTCTGATTTATTAAACTTTCACCAACGTCATTAGGCACTTCGACTTCTTCTCCTTTCGTAGCAATTCCAATACCACTTACCTCTAATCCACTTACAAGCCACTTGATTTTTATTCTTTTATCTGACATTGTAACGATAAAGATACCCCCTTAAAGAATCCAAGTCCAGTAGTATTTTTTTGATTATCAAACTCTCCATTACCGAACTGCCAATACAAAACTTTACCATTAAGAGTCTTGTAATCTTTTACAACTTCTTTGACATTGCCTAACAAAGTGTCTCTCCGACTTGCTCCGTCATAGTTTTCAAAACTGAATGTGTAACACCAAATATCTATATCTAATGATGTTAGATAAGGACTTGTTCCTCCTATTGTTTCTGTATCTAACATAGTTTCATACGACATAAGATATATACCAACAAACGGACAGCTGTCTGGGTTAAGCATCATCTCTGGCTCTACTTGAATAGTATTGTCAGAAGTTCTAACATCTCCATCAAGAATACTTTTAATTTGTGTTTCTATCCCTAAATAATCAATAATTGCCATCTTAGAAACTTGCTCCTTTCAATAGTGCTTTATTTTTAATATTTTGTAACCATGTGGTGTGTTTATAGCGTTTTCCAATTTGATTTGCTAGTGCTCGATTACCTACCTTGATAAACTCGGGTACTGTTGGTATAAATCTATGTTCTCTGTTGAAATATACTGGATATTTGCTTTGTCTTGAGCTCTTTTTTTTAGGAGTTTGGAGTGCTCTTGCTGGCTCGTCTATACTGGTAGCTATAATATTAAATCCTGTTGAATTGTTACCCCTAGTGCCTGCTCCCTGTCTCATAAACCCTCCAGTTTGGAAATATGTCTGTCCTCCTTTTATAACAATAGTGCTTAAGTTTCGTGAGAACACCCCCACTTTGTTAGCTTCTACACTTTTTCCTGCACCCTTCAGGTTTTGTTTTACCCTCGCCCATGCTTTTGTGTTTGATTGCCACCCTGGTTGTTTTCTCCAAGTTTCTGCCATTTCGTCTCCGATTAAAGTCAAACATTCATCTACCCATGCATCTCTAAAATTTTTAGCTTGTCTCCCCGATGCAAATTTAGTTAATTTAATCATTTTTGACCTTACACCCTTAAAATTTATCTCCATATGACCTCCGAATTTTCCCAGTCTAACTCGGCTATATGCTCTAATCTTATGCTTTACTACTAAATCTGTTGGCATTATGTTAAGTTGGGTTTATAGGACTCGCTTTTAACATCGTCCCATTCATCTGTAAGTCTATCGCCATCTATCTGTTGCAAGGTTGGATTGAGCACAGTAAAGGTCGGATTGTAATTCATTGTATTTGAAAAAATTGCATCTCCGTCTTTGTAGGCGATAATCTCAAGAGAAGAATTATATAACCCTACATCTCCTGAATTGATTTGGCTTAGGTATTCTTTAACATATTTATGTCTATTTTCTACCCATCTATTGTCGCTTCCTATTTCTTGGGTAAAGAATCGTTCCAAAATTTTTACTAATGCGTATTCAGTAGATAAAGACTCTATAATAGGGGGTGTAGAACTGAATGGTAGCGTGTAGTTGTTGATTAAATAGCCATTAATTTCGTTTTCTGCTTGGTCAATGTAAAAAGACACGGCTGATGAATTTACTGAAGATAATGAGCCTACTCGTGGATATAGACTATAAACTTTTTGTACCGTTGTATAATATGCCATACTATATATTAAACTGTCATGAACAAAAAACAATCTTTTCATCGTACTATCATTGTCATAAATAATATGGGAGGGTACTGTCCTTGAAAAAGATACCTTACAGACATGTCTGCATTTATTGGCATGACGCAAAATCCTCCACCGACTGGAGAGACCTCGATGAAGCCCTAGAAGAAGAACTCGCCATTTGTGTCTCAACAGGATACATCATTAAAGAAAACGACACATCAATAACCGTCGCCCAAGATTTTTCCTTCTGTGGAGATACCATAGATAGCGTAGGAAACCTAATAGTTATACCAGTAGCTTGTATAGTAGATAGAAGGTATATAGACAAAAATAATATAGCAGCCAATTAGGTCTTTAGGTTGTACCATCTTTGAGCCTTGTTCATTATGGCATACTCATAAATTGCCCTATTTATAGGGGTTTTATGAGGAAAATAAATAAAAATAGTTCTATCTTTCGGACTGAAATGCATATTATAATTTAAATAGTTAGGAAATTTAAAACGGATTTAAGGGGAGGAAATCCGAACATGACGGGTACATCGAGGAGAAGTTAATCCAGTGGTCGAACAAAAAGCATATTGTTTAATCGTGAGACTACGATACCGAATGTAAGTCGGCGAGAGACACGAAAGATTATTGTCTCATGGACGAGAACACACCAGTGTATAGGTATTGTTAGAGTGGGAGAAGCGATTATTGACCTTTCGTCGAGAGACTGCACCACGAGCCAAGGAAATCATACACCATATTGTGGTTTACCTTTTGTCCTTAGCCATTAGGATAGCAAGCGTCTAAGTGTGCATACCCGTGCCTATTGTCTATATTGCTAAAGATATGGACAACATTGTCAACTAGGTTAGGAAGTTGATGA